AAGGCTCCCAACGTCGAAGAGATGCGCGAAATAAAAGAAATGGTGTCGCAAGACTACCGTTTTGACGTGTTGCAGCAAGCCCAGCTTCGTGCTGACAAGATGACGATCAAAATTAAAGACCAGTTTGCGCAAGGCGGCTGGGGTGATGCGTTTAACGACTTTATTACCGATTTGGTTACTTACCCCTGTGCGTTTGTCAAAGGGCCAGTGGTGCGGCGTCAGCGGGTGTTGGGATGGAAGACTGATGCTACGGGTCGCACCGTAGTTGAACCCATTGAGCGCCTTGGCCCGGAGTACGAACGGGTTGATCCGTTTTATATGTACCCCGAACCGGGGGTCAGCACCATCAATGATGGGTATTTGTTTGAATATCACCCGTTGTCGCGGATGCAGTTGTCTGACTTGATCGGTGTTCCCGGCTACGATGACGACGCTATCCGCAAAGTGCTAGAAATTGGGAATGGTTTGTCGTGGATTAACGAAGACGTAGAGCTTCAGAAAAACGAGGAAGAGCGCAAGTACTACAGCTACATGCGGCCTACCACAGAGTTTGATGCGCTAGAGTTTTGGGGCAAAGTCAGCGGAAAAATGCTCATTGAGTGGGGGCTGACCGAAGAAGACGTGCCCGATGACGCACGTGAGTACGATGCAAATGTCTGGATGGTGGGCAACATCGTTATTAAGGCGGTGCTTAACTATGACCCCCTTGGTGAAAAACCCTACGCCAAAACTTCGTTTATCAAATGTCCGGGGGCATTTTGGGGTAAGGGTATACCCGAGATCATCGAAGACTTGCAAGGTGTGTGCAACGCTGCTACTCGTGCGCTAGTCAACAACATGGGCATTTCCTCCGGCCCACAGGTTGAGGTGAACGTCGAGCGCCTACCCCCCAACGAAGACATTACACAGCTTGCGCCGTGGAAAATCTGGCAGACGATAAACGATCCTGTAGGGTCGAGTGCGCCTGCCATTCGGTTCACCCAGCCAGATAGCCGCGCTACTGAGCTTGTGGGTGTCTACGAAAAATTTAGCCGTTTGGCTGACGACCATTCGGGCATCCCTGCCTATGTGTATGGCGATCTCAACGTGCAAGGCGCTGGACGTACCTCGTCCGGTCTGTCCATGCTGATGGGCGCTGCTGGTAAAGGTATCCGGCAAGTGGTCATGCACATAGACACGGATGTTGTCAAACCCATTGTTATGCGCCAATTTGTGTACAATATGCGCTACGACGAAGATGAGTCAATTAAAGGTGATGTTCAAGTAATTGCCAAAGGTGCAATCAATCTCGCAGTTAAAGAAACTGTTAACATTCGCCGTATCGAGTTCCTCAATGCAACCGCTAACCCAATTGATCTTGAGATTCTTGGGAAGGGAGGACGTGCTACTATCCTACGGGAAATAGCAAAGGGATTGCAAATGCCTGTAGAAGAAGTTATTCCATCTCGGGAGAAATCAGATTATCAAAGTCGGATTCAAGCAAGGGCAACGGCGACTGCTGCACAAAAGCAAGCGCAAGCCCCGGCATCCGGCGGAGAAAATCCTGATGGATCACCCAAAGGCGGAATGGAAGCTAACACAGTGCAGAGTCGTATGAGCGGGAAAGCAGCATGATTAAGCCTGAACCGCAAGTAATTAAGGCTTTGGCCTTATTTATTCGTCAGCATCCAGAGTTTCTGGATTGGTTTGACGGATGGCGCTTGCGTGAACTTGAGCAGCTACCGAACGCAATTAACAACACCGCAGTCTTTCAGGGGCGCTGCCAAGTGTTAGGTGAGTTTGTAAGACTCGCCAAAGAAGCCCCTGCCTTAGCGGCAAAGTCTTGATAAAACTCGCCGACTTTAATTACGCACACCGATAGGAGCGTTCAACATGGCACTTCCAGAGCAAATTCGCAAGCAGACCGAGGCAGTTCAGCAGTTGTACCAACAACTTAATACTGACGACAACACAGGCACGGATACTTCCGCAGCCGATGGTACCGTCACGCCACTCGCCGACGTTGACTCTGCACCGAATAACGCCGCTCCGTCACCCACAAACGAGCAAAGATCGGGTGATGACAATGTGTCGGAAGAAACTATTGTCCAGAAGTACAAAACACTTCAAGGTATGTACAACGCTGAAGTTCCTCGGCTGCATCAACAGAACCGAGAAATGACAGGCCGGGTACAGCAGATGGAACAGTTGCTTGCATCGCTGTCTGCACAGCAGGCAAACGCCAATACTACGCAACAACAGGCGATAACAGAAAAGATTATCACTGACAAAGATGTTGAAGAGTATGGCGAATCGCTTGATGTAATGCGCAAAGTATCCCGCGAGGAATTAGTCCCCGTGGCACAACGCCTTGCCCAGATAGAACATATGCTGCGACAGATGCAGACGAGTGTAGTGCCGCAGGTGCAAGCCGTAGCACAACGCCAACAAGTATCCGCAGAGCAACAGTTTTGGGCTGAATTGAGTGCTAATGTCCCTAACTATCGGCAACTTAACGAGAATGACACCTTCCAGTCATGGTTGTTACAAGCTGATCCGTTGACAGGCATTACACGTCAAACATACCTAGACGATGCGCAACGCTCGCTTGATGCGGGTCGAGTTGCTAATTTTTTCCGGACTTGGTTAGAGTCCACCGGACAGGCCACAGTTGCTCAATCCACTGGTCGCACTGGTGTTTCTGAGTTGGAGAAGCAAGTTACCCCCGGTCGTTCAAGAAACACCGGGGCACCTGCAACTACCAATCAAGGTAAAATGTATTCGCCGCAAGACATTCAGAAATTTTTTAACGATGTCCGAATTGGAAAATACAAAAGCCGAGAACAAGAGCGCGACCGAATCGAACGCGATATTTTTGCTGCACAGCGAGAAAATCGTATCCAAGTTAATGCTTAATTAGAGGAGTTTTATTATGGCTTATCCTATTTCCCCCGGCAATCCCAGTTATTCGGGCAATTTTATTCCCGAAATTTGGTCTGGCAAATTGATTGAAAATTTTTACGATGCCACTGTCCTAGCTGCTATTTCTAATACCAGCTATGAAGGTGAGATTCGCCAGTATGGCGACACCGTGAACATCCGCACCACCCCCGAGATCACCATTCGCGATTACGTGAAAGGCCAAACTCTGACCGTGGAAAATCCCGACAAACCCAAAATACAACTTGTAATCGACAAAGGCGAATACTTTGCCTGCGTTGAAGACGATGTAGATAAAGTTCAGTCTGACATCAACCTGATGGACACTTGGTCAAAAGATGCTTCCGAGCGCATGAAGATTAAGATCGACACACGTGTGTTGACCGACATCTTGGCTGGGATTGGCGCTTTTAACAAGGGTGCCACTGCTGGTGAGCAGTCTGCGTCGTTTAATCTGGGTACTTCCGGTTCGCCGTTGACTGTGACCAAAGACGGCGCTTCTAGCACCACCTCCGTTGTTGACTTGCTAGTTGACCTCGGCACCGTGTTGGACGAAGCCAACGCACCTGAAGGTGATCGCTTTGTGGTTATCCCCGCCAAGATGGCTGGTTTGATCAAAAAGTCTGAACTGAAGGACGCTTCGTTGACTGGTGACAGCATGTCTATTGTTCGCAATGGTCGTCTGGGTATGGTGGATCGCTTCACCATCTACGTCAGCCACAACCTGAGCGTTTCTTCGGGCAAGTACAACATCATTGCTGGGCACAAAATGGGCTTCACGTTTGCATCGCAGATGACAAACATGGAAACCATCCGTTCCGAGTCCACCTTCGGCAATATTATCCGTGGTCTGCAAGTCTACGGCTACAAAGTTGTCAAAGGTGAAGCTCTGGCTCAGGCTGTTATCAGCTTCTAAGTTAATTCCATCGTACATTGAAAGGAAATTAAAATGACTACGTTTACTGATACCTTGGGGTTTAACAAAGGCACTGCTGCTTTCCCTAATAGCGTTACCGAAATCTCAAAATTTGAGGTAAAAATTGACCTTGCTACAGTTATTGCAGCACGACTTGCCGCTGGTGCTACCGCACTTACCGCTGCGGATGTGTTGGAAGTAATTCCGCTCCCCGCTGGTTCTGTTGTTTTGTCTGCGGGATGCCAAGTACTTGAAGTTGAAACTACCAACACCACTGGTACTTACAGCGTTGGATACGGTGGCGCAACTACGGCATACACGAGTGGCTTGGCTAACAATGCATTGGCCTATGGCATTACCAACTTGGCGAATCCTACTGTGTTTGCAACCGCAGATACTATTGATGTTCTGTTCAATACCGCAGTGGGTACAAACGGTGTAATCAATGTGTTTGCGTTTGTTGCAAATGTGTCGTCTTCAACTTCTGCATAAACCCAATAGGGGCTTCGGCCCCTATATTTTAAGGAGAAAATCATGGGTGTTTATAGTGGAATTGCGCAGGACAATGTAACCATCAACAGCGGCACAGCAAGATTGCAGACGCTAACTGTAACTAGCGGCGTTCGCATGGTTGTTACGGCTGCTGCTGCTGCGGGTACAAACCAAGGTAATGCAACCGCATTAGCTGAAGGTCTAAATGTCGTTTCGGCGGCTGATGGAACTAAGGGTGTACGGTTGCCTACGGCTGTAGCTGGTGCTACCGTGGTTGTTAAAAATACCGCTGCTGGCGCGTTGCTTATTTATCCTGCTACTGGAGCAGCAATTAACGCAATTTCAGCCAACGGTTCGTATAGCATCACCAACCTCACCAGCACTATGCTGGTTGCTTCGTCTGCGACTCAGTGGTATTCTGTACCGCTTGTTGCGTCGTAATCTAAACTGGCAGGGGGCTTCGGCCCCTTGTTTTTAGGAGACTAAAATGCCCGGGAGTCGCATCTCTGCTTTAACCGCTATTGCTGGTGCCAGTACTGCAAATAATGACAATCTTGTTATCTTTGATGCGAGTGCTGATACAACAAAACGAATTTTGCGGTCAGAACTAGCTATCGGCCTTGTTGGGGATTTACCCTATGTACCATCAGGTACTATTTCGGCGACAACGATTCCTACGGCAATTGCTGAACTTGATAGCGAAACTGCTAAGCTTGCCGGGGCACAAACTTTTACTGGGGCAAAAACTTTTCGCGTTGGTAACGCAATTCGTTCCGAAGTAGCTGCAACACAGGATGCTATAGTAATTGCCGGACGAGCAGGCGGTACAGCTAGTTATGCTGTGACGTTAATACCAACTACACTAGCGGCAAATAGGACTGTTACACTGCCCGATGGTAATGTAACAATGATTGCTGGCACCACTGCGGTACTTGCTACAGCACAAACTTTTACAGCCCAGCAAACATTGTCGAGTGGGCTTGTTATTCAGACTGCTACGGCAGCAGCTATTGCTGCTATTGCTAATGCAATCAATACAACTGACAAAGTTGCAGGAAAAGTTGTGTACGACACGACAAATAATCGGATAATGATAGCTAGCGGTGCCGTAAGTAATAGCCCTTGGTACGTTGCAGATGGTTCTACCTTTGTGACGCCAGTGTAAGGATTTTTCATGCCAACAAATCTAACAGGCAATACGATTGCTAGTACTTACGATCAGATACTGCATGTAGATGATGGCCCAACCGCGACTGCTAAAACGGTTTACAGCGGTACGGGAGTTGCCACTGCACTGAAGGTTGCTACAACGCACGTTGAAGTTGATAACGTCAAAGTTGATGGCAACACGATCAGTACGCTGGATACCAACGGCAATCTCGTCCTAGCACCCAACGGTACAGGTTCAGTTGCTATGGCTAAGGTAGCGGTCACAGGAGGCACGATCTCGGGTATCACTGACCTCGCTATTCTCGACGGCGGTACAGGCGCTTCTACGGCCTCTGATGCCCGTACAAACCTCGGTCTGGGTACG